CCAAGCATCATCAGACATATAAATCTTAGAGATAGGTTCCCAAGATGCGTCTAACATTTGTTGCAAGTCAGCGATTGGAGATACAGTTTTAGTACCACCTGTAGAACCCCAAGCACGTTTACCTGCGCCACCGTTATCAGTAATAACTGGTAAAGTAGAACCTGTAGGTAAGTTAACTGCAGTAGCTGTTAAGTTTGCACGGTTAGCACGACCACCATTTAAAGTAGCAGCGTCAGTTGCAATGTTTGGTTCTAAATCTACTAATACAGAAGGATGTCTTTCTGAAGTAGCAACATAAGAACCAAAAAGTAAGATTTGTGATGCCATCCATTCAAGTAAACGGTCACGTTTAGCTTGCATTAACATCATGTTATCTTGTAATGCAGAAGCAATACGACCAGCATTAGAAGTAGGAACAGAAATCTGCTCACCAACTTTTCTTGCACGAATGTTTCTGAAGTCAACTGTAGTTTTATCTTTCCAATAAGCTGGATAGAATACTTTAGTTTGGTAGCCACGAGCAACAGTTGGTTTAGCTTGTGCGTCTGGAGCTACAAAGATACCAATACGCAAGTCTGGAGAAACTTTATCTAAGTTAATAGTTTCAGTTTCAAAAGGTTGCATGATACCAAAGTTAGATTGTAACTCGGTAGGAGTTGGGTATTCACGGTCAGTAAGTGTACCGTAAATCTCATTTAATTCATAAGGAGTAGCAAAACGAGCCATTATTATACCTCACCAGTATCTAAGAATGTTAAGGCAATCATACTACCTTCAACAAGTTTTTGTTTTAACAAGTTAGTGTTGATTGCTGAAGGAAATACTAACTGGTCAGCAAAGAAATCACCTGCAATATAAGCTTGGGCAGCTTGGTCAGCTGAAGTAGCATCTACAGCGTAAAGTAAGATACCCGCTACTTTGTTAACACCAGCGTGTACTTTCCATTTACCAGCTGTATCACTTTCAAGAAGTGTAAATTGAGCTAAGTTTTGTCCAGTAACTACAGTACCAGTTTTAACTACTACATCTGGGTCAGAACCAGCAATAAGTCTTTTAGGGGTATATGTAAAAGTTTCAGCAGCCATTATTTAACTCCTTTAGAGATAGCGTGAGCAGCGGCAACAATATCTTTAATAGAGTAAGAAGAACCTTCAATCTCTACTTTAGTTTCAGTTGCATCAGTTGTTAAGTTTTTAGAAACAGTAGCTTCTACTGGAGCAGCTGTATCGATAGCAGTTGAAGTGCCGATAGCATCAGCAATAGCAGTAAAGATGTCAACTGCATCTTCTTTAGCTGTACCAGCTGAGATACGTTTAGTAACTTGTTCAGCTGTAATTTTCAAAGTCTGACCTGCGCCTAAGATGTCAATACATCTTACACGCTCATCAGCAATAGCTTTTGCTACAGTGTTAGTAACACTAGCTTGCAGTGTAGCTAACTCCGTATCTTTAGCACTAAGTTGAGCTTTCAACTCTTCTAGTGTCATAACATCACCTCGTTTAGTTGTTGAATTTAGATTTAAGTTTATAACTTCGTCCATAGAGGATACGATTCCATCTATAAGACCTAACTCTAGTGCCTTATTCCCTAAGAAAGCATCAGCTTTCATGTTGACAATAGACTCTAAGGTTAATTGTGGGCGGTTTTTCGCCACTTCTGCATTGAAAAGACTATCAAGTTCAGCTAACATCTCTGAATACTTATCGATAACAGCAGAAGATATTTGTTCATGTGGGTTATAAATAGCTTTATCCTCTTTACTTCTAAGGATAGTATAACTATAGCCATTAGCTTTGTCTGCTTCAGTAACATCTACTAGGGACATGATAACCCCAATAGAACCTACTGTAGAACTTTCAGTAGCATATACTTGTTGAGCGGCAGAACCGATTGCATAAGCAGCTGAGGTCATAGAACCGTCAGTAAATGCAACTGTTTCAACGCCGTAGGTATCTGGTAAAGAAGCTATATAGCTTGAAAGACCAAAAAGACCAGATACTTCACCACCAGGACTGTCAATATAAAATAGAATCTTACTTGCGCCTTTAGCTACTGCGCTTTCTACTTGACCTTTAAGACTTGAATAAGAAGTAAAGCCAGACTCACCAGCTCCTCCTTTAGAAACTAAACTGTCAAATACGTTAATTACCGAAGTCTTACCTTCAGTAGTTACAGTCTTATCTGTAGGATAAGCAACTCCAGAATCGAGAGCTTGTCCTGCTAATAACTTTAAACTCACATTACTAGAGATAACTTCTAGCTTATCTTGGCTAATAGCCAGAGGAGTATTAATTAATCTTGTTAAAAGTCTATGATGTTTGTTCATATACCCACCTTGGAAATGATAACCCTTTATACTCTCTTTGAGCGAGAAAGTCAAGGGTTATCTGATTTATTTACTTACATTCCAGCAGAATTAGGATTTGCTTTCACGTTCTTACTTTGTGCTGTATCTTTAACTATAGGTTCAAAGCTAACTCCACTTTGTTGCTGAATCTTTTTGTCCTCAACAATCTCCTCAACAGTCAAGTTTCTTTCTTCAAGTTTACTTTCCCAAGTAGCGAAACCAGACTGAACTTCTAATAGGTCAGCTTGAGCATCTTTCAAGTCATTAACGCCATACTTTCTTGGGTATTGGAATGTAGGAGTTAAGTTAGCAAAACTCTTGTTACTATAAATAGCTGCAAGTTCTTGGAAACGATTACAAAGAGGTTTCAAACCTAAGTTTACAATATAAAACTTATACATGAACTCTGCACGAGTCTTCATATCAATAGCTACTTGCTGTAGAGCTGAGAAACTAATACCTGTAAGGTCTCCAGTTAAAACTTCATAAGTAAGTCCAGAAGCTTGAGCAATTTTATGTAGTTCAGCTTTGATTAATTCGGGTAAGTTAGCTCCAATATCTGTACCTTGATAGAAGTTAATATCCTCACCTTTATTTAGATATTGGACACCTCCTCCAGAAGCTTGTGTAACCACTCTCCGCTGACCTGTAGACTTATCAATATCGTTTGGGTCGATACTGTTAAGAGCAGAACCGACAGAAACAGCGGCAGAAGGATTAGTATTGCGAACAACCCAGCTAATAGCTTGGGCAGCTTTTTGTTTAGCAACTGTAGCATCGGTAAGGTCGTCCAGTTCATATAAAGGTAAAAGGATAGGAGCTAAGGTTGGAATACCTCTCCACTGTCCAGGTCTATCTCGGACAAATAGATGTAGAACTTCGTCGGCAGGTACTTCAACTTTTTCAATAGAATACAAATTAAACAGGTTAAAGTTAGGAGTTCTTTTACTAAAGTAATAAATAACTGGTTTGCTATTCTCAAATTTAATACCGTTACGGGTAGTTTGAGGAAACCCATTAGTAAAGTTAGGGTCTAAGTACTCTGGTTCAATATTCTGTAGAACTAAAGGAATAGGATGACCAGCTCTTTTCTTAATCAACATTCTGCATAGAGCTTCCCCAGACTCAAACATAGCTCCGTTCCAAGCTTCTTGAGTATTGTCTAAAGTACCATAACCATCTAGGTTTGGGTCAGCTGCAAAAGTATCCCAAAGAGCTTGCATCTTTTTGTTAACTTTACCTTTATCATCTTTCCACTTTACAGAGATAGCGTTAAGGTTGATAAGGTTCTTGGTTTTAGCTGTCTTTGCCCAACCATTATTTCTAACAGCATGATGTGAGCGTTGCCAGAGAAGGTTAAGTTCTCTAGCGGCAAGTAAGTCAGACTCTCCAGTAATTAAACCTTTCTGCTCAAGTCTATAGTTAGTAACAGCACCATCAAAAGCTTGCTGAGTAGCTCTTGAGTAGTAGAATTCTTCTGAATCATAAGGTAAGGACATATTAGGCTCTGAATTTAGTTACGTTAAGAGGAATGTTAGTCATAGTTCTAAACTGCATCTGAGGTTGTGTTTGTAAACTAGCTAACTCCTGTGTAAGTTCAGCTTGTTCAGTTTTAAGAACCTCGTAGGTAATTTCTTGATACTGGAAGAGTCGCGTAAAGTCTCCAGAACCTAACCGAAGTTGAGTTAAGCGTTTACCAGCTATTAAATCTTGCAGAGCAGAATTAACAACTGCTAAATCTGCTTGTACTTCTATAAGTGTTCTAGGCATTAAAGTCTCCAGATTCTGTAGTAACGTGTAAGTGCTGCTCTAAAGCCGCAAAGTGGAAGTTGTTATAGTTTCTAATCTGTATAGCATAAGCAGCATGAAGAGCCATCTTTTCACAGTCAATAGCTTCTTTATGTTTACCTGCAATCAGCTTATACCCAGCTTTAGTTGTATCTGTTTCAAATGTTTTTCTACAAGAAAGAATTCCTTCCTCGTAACCACCGTACATAGTTTCGCAGTGATAGTGTCTATCTCGATTACCTTTAAGGTTAAACCTGCGAAGAACTTCCTCATGTGCGCGGTAAGCTCCCATAGGGAAGACATTTACACCCATAGTTTGAGCTAAAGTCTTTCTTTCTTGAGTACTTGAACCTACTTCCATAGTGTTTGGTTCGTTAAATATCTCATAGTTGTTGTATTTAAGTTCCCCAATACCTTTACAAGCAAAGATATGTTGATGTTTAAGGTTCATCTCTGAGACCCATCTATATACTAGTTCAGCTGTTGCCCCATCCCCAGAGTCAATAGAAGCAGCTGAGATGGTTAGGAACTTACCTTTGCCAGCTCCATGCGCCCATTTCTGAAAGATATAATCAGTTAGTTTACCCCAAACTGGGTCACTATAATCAAGTACATCTCCAAAGATTTCAATCCAGTTCACTAGCCAAGAGTTACCGTTTCTACCCCAAGCTCTAGTTACTATAGCAAAACGATTATGCTGTACGTCAATACCTGCAGTAAGGATAAGACCTTCGTAAGGAACTACTGTTTCTGGGTAGTTTAGCCTTCTAGCTTTCATTTCATCTATGCTCAAGCCAGCATTTAAAGGTACATAAGCTTCACCTTTAGAGTTATTAGTAAAACTTTTCATTAGACCTTCATGTCCGTTGTCATATGCTTTTTGAGCTTTAAGTTTTTGTTTAGCTAGGTTTACAAGTGAAGAAGCTTCAAAGGAACTTAGCAACTCATTAAAGGCGAATCCATAAGTATCAGATACGCTAGGGTTAGAACTAACCCAACCCAGATTGTGATGGTCGAGAGCAGCAATAACATTTCGTTTCTTATCGTCATTGTTCCATATTCCTAAGCAAAAGGGACATTCATAGTAAGCTGTTTCGGGGTTATATATCCCGTAGAACTCATCTATTCTTCTTTCCTGCCATTCATCACACTTTAAGTTATCAAAGTTTAGAGAATGAAACTCTCCGCAAAGATGACAAGGCACTAGGTAAACCATCTTATTACTTTGTTCATAAGCTAAATCTACTTGACTAAAGTCTTTGTCTGTAGGAGTTCCAGCATATATAAGTTTACTGTCTGAGAAGGACTTCATTCGTTGCTTGAGGATAGACATTCCATCCCCTTGATTATTAACGTCTTTCTTAACACCATCTGGCTCTTCTACCACTACATAAGGTATTACAGAGGACTTTCCGTCTTCAGCTGTCCCCGCATTAGCTAAAACTAAGAAACCTCCATCATAGGGGATATGCTTATGAGATACTTTAGCTAAACTTCCAATTTTCTCTTTAAGTACAGGTGTGTGTTTAATATAAGGGACTAACTTTTCTTTGTAGAACTTTTGAGCTGAAGCTGCTCTAGGAAAAGCAATCATTATATTTCTAGGGTCTAAGTCAATAGTTCTACCTATCCAGTTGTTAATAGTTTCTGTCCAAGCAATCTGAGCTGACTTCTTACCTACAATAACCATAATCTCTGGGTCGTCAAGACACTCCATTACATACAGCATCCAAGGAGTTTCCATACAGTTCATCTTTCCTGGACGTGAAGAAACGTCTGAGGTCAAGAACCTATTAGTTTCTGCCCACTCCCTAGTAGACATTCTATTTGGTTTTTTAAATAGCTGAAGAGCTTTTCCAAAGAAGAGTCTTTCTGCCCAGTTAGTGTCTAACTCAAGCATAGTCATTTACCTTTAGAGCTTCTTCAACTTCTTCTTCAGATTGTTCTAGTGAAAGTTCTTTCTCAAGCATAGACTGTACAAAGTACTCTGCGTCTGCATTAGCTTTAGTAGCTATCTTTTTCCCAAGTCCGCTTAGACTTTCCAGCATATTATCGATGTCAGCTACTGTAGTAGGATGTTGACGCGCTAAATTAACTAGAGAGCTTCGGATAATCTGAAAGATAGGCTCAAATAGCTCTTTCATTTCATTCACATCAAGTAGAAGTTCCTTTTCCTTTTTAATCTCAAGCCATTGAAGTTCCTCTTTGGCAATACCATTTCTAATATCTTGAGCTAGTTTAGCTTCACCCATAGAAGTTGACCGTGTGCTTACTTTCTTCTTATAATGATAAATGTATTGTTGGATGGACTCTCGATAGCTAGCTGAGGTTCTTGAGGGCAACTTTCCATCTTGTCGTCCTTGGTGAACCATAGACACAGGAATATCTAAAATACCAGCCAGAATTGCTGGACTAGCTTGAGCATCTATATCTATAATAGCTTTATTAGTTGGGTCTAAGGTGGTCATGTCGTCCTCGGCTAAGTTAAATTTTACCCAGAATATACATTATTTTTGTAGAAAAAGCAAAATTTAAGCTAAAATACTTATAAAAGTTTAAAATTAACCGAAATTGATTGACTTGCGCGGTCAGTTATGTTACTATCCAAGAAAATAGAGTGTTTATATGAAGTACCAAGCTTATGAACTAACTGTAGAACTTAAAGACCTCTGGGAAAGAGCTTTTAACAAAGAAGTTATAGTCTTAGACTTTACTGAAAAGCCAGAAGCTATTCTCCAGTGTCAGACTTTTTGGACTGCCTTACACAACTATAGAAGAAAAGTTAGAGCTAATAAGTTAAACCCTTTATATAAAGATGAATGGTCTAGGATTGAAAGAGCTACTCTTCGGAGAATAAACTTAACCTCATTCTGCTTACATAGAAAAAGTGGTCATAAGTTATCTAATAGAAGACAGGCTATAGAGAATAGACTTCCTTGGAATGACTTGAAGTTTCCTAAGTCAGTTACTTACTTACAGGTTTAGATATGCCAGATTTACCTTGCAGAGTCACTAGACTTGAAGTTAAACTAGATAATGAGACCGAAGATAGTAAAGAGTTTAGAGCTGAAATACGCCATGCTCTTTTGGAAATATCTGACTCAGTTCAAGTTATGAAAATGCAAAGAGAAAAACAAGTAGGATTTATAGCTGGAGTTTCCGCAGTGATTGGTATTCTAGTAGCTGCTGTAGGTTATGTATTTAATAAATTTTATCAATAGAAGGTTTTATGACTGCCGTTAAACTTAATCTTCCTCCTATAGAAAAAGGCGCAACTTACTCTCATGTTGTGTACTGGAGAGCCGCAGATAAAACTACAGCAATCAACCTCACAAACTGCACAGCTAAAATGCAAATCCGCCCTACAGTTGATAGCTCAGTTCTTCTTGGAGAACTAAGTACTGCAAATGGGAGAATAATCATTACAGGTTCTACTGGAAAGATTGAATTAGCTATTCCAAGTACAGATACAACTGGGCTTGTAGCTACTAAAGATGCAGTCTATGACCTTGAGGTCTATTACCCAGCTAAAACAGTCCGCTTGATTGAAGGTAAAGTAACTATTAAAGAGGAGGTTACTCGTGGCTGATACTATAGTAGTTAATGAGATTGTAGATACTATTGTTATTGCAGTTGGTGGCGAGCAAGGACCTCCTGGCATTAGTAACTTTAATCCTGCTCTTAGTTTTGTAGGAGATGTAACTGGTTCTGGTACTACAGGACAAGCTGTTACTACCTCTCTTGCAAATACTCAAGTAGCTGCAGGTCAGTATGGTACAGCAGCTAAAACTCTTACCATTACAGTAGACTCTAAGGGTCGCCTTCAAGCTGTTCAAGAAAACAACGTAGTTATAGATGCAAATTCTATTAACGCGGGTATCTTTAGTGCTGCAAGAATGCCTTCTTTCTCTGGAGATGCTTCAACTGTTGCAGGTAATACTGTTTTAACTCTAGCCAGCACTGGAGTTAATGCTGGAGGTTATACAAAAGTAACTGTAGATGAAAAAGGTCGAGTTATAGGCGGAACTAACCCAGCTACTCTCGGAACTATGGGCATTATTGATGCTTATACTAAGGCTGAAGTTGACGCAGCTGTTTCAAGTGCTACTCCAAGTTTTCAAACTTTAACAGGCAAACCGACTACACTTGCAGGTTATGGGATTATAGATGGTATTAGCGGAACTCAGCTTGGAGTTTCGATTGCAACTTTAGGCAATAATCTTAAAGTTCCTCCTAGCCAGTTACCGTCTTACATTGATGATATTATAGAGTATCCTACTGTTTCTAACTTTCCAGTTACAGGAACTTCTGGGATTATCTATATTGACGCAAGTACACACTCTAGTTATAGATGGTCTGGGACAGCTTATATCAATGTTGGGCAAGCAGGTGGCTCTACTACTGTAAACTTTACTGACGTTCTGGGTAAACCAACTACTTTAGCTGGGTATGGCATCCTTGACGGAGTTAATTCAGCTCTTGTAGGTGCAGATTCGGGGTTAGCTACTTTAGGAGCTAATAGAAAGCTAACTACTTCTCAAATGCCAGCTGCGGTTGACCAGATTATAGAGATTGGTACTTTCGTTGACCTACCTGTAAATGGTTCATCGTCAGTTATCTATCTCGTCCTAGATGATAATAAGATTTATAGATTTTCTGGTTCAGCTTATGTAGAGATTAGTTCTGCAGGTACAGCTGACGAAGCTATGAAGTTCCATACAGCTAGAAATATCTCTATGACTGGGGATGTTACTTGGACTTCTGGGGTTTTTGATGGTTCAGCTGACGTAACTGGAGTTGCAAGCTTAAAAACCTCTGGAGTTACCGCTGGAACTTATACTAAAGTCAGTGTAAATGCTAAAGGTATTATAACTTCAGCAACTAACCCTACAACTTTAACTGGTTTAGGTATTACAGACGGGGTTAAAACTTCGGACATTGGAGTTAGTGTTGCGCCTTTAGTTGGCGGCTTGATTCCTTCAGTCAACTTACCTTCCTATGTAGATGATGTTCTTGAGTTTGCAAATTTAGCTGAATTTCCTACAGTTGGACAAGCTGGAAAGATTTATATTGCAATCGATACAAATTTAAGTTATCGTTGGGCAACTTCTGTATATGTTCAGATTAGTTCAGCTGGTGGAGTTGTATCTGTTTCAGCTCTTAACATTACAACTAATGGAAATGATGTAAGTTCTACAGTTCTTAATGGCACTACAGTTCCAGTTATTACTTTAAACTTACCAACAGCTAATGCTACTTCTCGTGGGGCTTTAAGTGCAACAGACTGGAGTATCTTTAACGGTAAGCAAGCTGCTTTAGTATCTGGAACTACTATAAAAACTATTAATGGAGCTTCTGTACTTGGTTCTGGAGATATTATAGTAGCTAGTTCATACACTTTATCTCCTGCAACCCCAACTACTCTTGGTGGTGTTAAAGTTGACGGTACTACAATTACTGTAGATGGAGCTGGTAAGATTACAGCTGTAGGAGGTGGAAGTGGCGGAACTGGAGCTTTTGCATCTTTCTCTATTGTAGACGGTGAACTTGTTGTAGAACATTCATCCTCTTTCACTCTATCTATAGTAGATGGTGAATTTATTTCGGAGTATAATTAATGACGACTACAAATTTAGGTAGAGTTGCTGTAGTACCTAAAGGAACTTATACAGCTGGTACAAATAAGCCATTAGATTTAGTTAGGTATAATGGTTCTAGCTATATTGCTAAAACAACTACAACTGCTTTACCAACTGTAACTACAGACTGGGACTTAGTTGCTGGAGATGGTGCTTCTCTTTACACTTGGGTCAAGTATGCGGATGATTCTATAGGAACTGGACTTTCGGACTCTGCGGCTAATAAGTCATTTATAGGTATTGCGGTTAATAAGGTATCAGCTACTGAGTCTACAACTGCAACTGACTATACTTGGTCACAAATTAAAGGCAATGACGGCAGTCCAACTTATACTTGGATTAAATATGCTGATGATGCTATTGGAACTGGATTAAGTAATACTTCAACAGGTAAAAAGTATATTGGTTTAGCTAATAATAAGACTTCAACTACTGAATCTACGTCAGCTGGAGACTATGAATGGAGTCTTATAGTAGGAGACCCTCTATATACATGGATAAAATACGCTAGTGATGCCTCTGGCACAGGACTTACAGATAGTCCTACTGGAATGAGTTACATGGGTATAGCCGTTAATAAAAATAGTGCAACTGAATCAACTACTGCAAGTGATTATTCTTGGAGTTTGATTAAAGGAGCGGATGGTTCTGGAACTTTAAATTCTATAACCGCAGGTACTGGTCTTTCTGGTGGAGCTATAACAACTACTGGAACTATTGCTCTTGCAAATACAGCAGTAACAGCAGGAAGTTATACTACAGCTGATATAACAGTAGATGCTCAAGGTAGAATTATTGCTGCAGCTAATGGGACTGGAGGTAATGCTGGTACTGTAACTTCAGTTGCTATGACTGTACCAAGTTTTCTTTCTGTAACTGGCTCTCCTATCACATCAACAGGTACTTTAGTTGTTAGTTTATCTGGAACTGCCATACCTATAACTAATGGCGGTACTGGAGCTACAACTCTTGCTGGGGCTAATATTGTTACCTCAAATACAGCTACTACTTTTACAGCTACACAAACTTTTAATGGTACATCAACTACATTAGCGGCTATATTAACTAATTCGGCTGAGACCACTACTGTATCTGCTACTGCGGCAACTGGAACTATTCCCTTCTATGTAAATACACAATCAATTCTCTATTATACAACTGCTGCTACAGCTAATTGGACCTTAAATATAACACACTCCTCTGGCACAACTTTAAATACTGTAATGGGTATAGGGCAAACGCTTACAGTAGCTTTTCTAGCTACCCAAGGTGCTACTGCTTACTACCAAACTTCACTTCAAATAGATGGAATAGCAATTACTCCAAAATGGCAAGGTGGAGTTTCCCCTACTTCTGGGGATATTAATTCTTTAAATATTTACACAATTACAGTGATTAAAACAGCAGCTAGCACTTTTACTTCTTTAGTTTCGGTAATTAAATATGCCTAGTTTAGTAACAATAGGAACTATGACTGCTAAGGGTTTTGGGGCTCACTATAAAAGCTCTAAAACCACGCCATCTGAACCTTTAAATGTAGCTGTAACCTACAGTCTTGCAAGCGCAACTGTAAGCTGGGTAGCCCCATTAACTAATGGAGGTTCTCCAATTACACAATATACTATAACTTCTTCTTCTGGCAGCTCTTTTACAACCACGTCTTTATCTTATATCTTTTACGGTGTTACTGCTGGAATTGCTTACACTTATACAGTAAAAGCTACTAATATTGTAGGAACTGGACCCAATGGAACTAGTACAACTGCCGTACATCCTGGTTATGTAGGTTTTAGTTATGGTGGAGGTATTATAGCTGCAAAAATATCAACATCTGGGAATGGGGTAGCTACTCATTTCTTAATTTTATCTCCTAAAGCAACTGGAGCTTCAGCGAGTATTCTATGGAGTTCAGCTTCAGTAAACACCTCAGCAACTAGTGTAATAGATGGTTACACTAATAGTGTTACTCTTGCAGGTTTAGGGGCTGGCTATGCTGCTGCCACATTTGCTAGAAATTTATCTATTGGAGGATATACTGATTGGTATTTACCTGCTATACATGAAATGGGAGCCATTTATTATAATTTTAAACCTCAATTAGCTACAGCTGGTAATTATCCTAATGATGTTAATTCTGGGGCAAATCCTTATGCGGTATCTCCACAGCCCATTAATTCTAATTATACGCTAACTAATCCTGCTAGAACTGGTTTTGGAACTTCTTACTATACTGGAGGAGCAGAAGCTATTGATGCTAATTCTATGCAATGGTTATCTACACAATCATCATCAACTCAAGCATATAGTTTCTTCCCAAGAGATGGTACTCTTAATATACAGGTTAAAACCCAAGCTAATATAACAACTAGAGCTATTAGAAAAGTAGCAATATTTTAATTAAGGATTTTTATGTATATAGTATTAACAAATATAGATAGTATAACTTTAGAACTTTGCACAATAGCACCTATGGCTAATGGTCCTGCAATTCCGTATATAGAAAGTTTTATATATGAATTTTCTAATGAAAGTGTCTACCCAATAATTACGACAGAAGCTGGGATTTACACAAAATTACCTTTATATTATGGTACTTGTGCGGATAATGCAGATATTAATTTGACTGGAGTTATTAGAACTCTTACAGCAGAAGAATTTAATCTTGCTAAAGAAACTGAACATTTAGATAGACGACCTTACCCATCTTGGGTAGGAGATATTACTACAATGTCATGGCATCCTCCAGTGGACTATCCAATATTACCACAGTACCGATGGGACGAAGCTACTACTTTATGGGTTCAAATTTAACTTACCGAGCCTAGCGGATTCTAGGCACTTACCTTTGAGGTTTATATGTCTATCTTTGACCAAATTGCGCATACAGTAAAAAACGTTGCTGAAGAAGCTATTGAAACAGCAGTTCCTATCCTCCCACATGAAATTGTAGAGACAGTTGTTGATGTAACGGTAGATTCAGTAGTTGATGTAGTGTCTGAAGCTATTTCTTAGCCTAAAAGCCTATGGACTTTCTAAACTTTGTAACTGAAGTAGGATTTCCAATAGCAGCTGCTTGCGTGGGGATGTATTTTGTCTTCCTCACGCAGAAGTTTATCCTAGATTCTGTACTTGAGAAGGTTAAAAGTCTAATAGCTATTATAAAACAGCTCGACCTGCGGGTCAGCTCTATGTCACAGGACATTTTGAAGATAGATAGACTACTTTCGACAGCTTTAGAACTTCCAAAAGAAGAGGATAAGCCTAATGGACCTTAAACAGCTTGCTAACTATATAAATCAGTATGGTTTTCCTATAATATCTGCTGGTGGGATGGGTTATATTGTCTACTTTGTGTGGGTTTGGACTACAACTATGGTCAAGCCGATACTAGAGGAAGCTTATATAGTTCTTGTAGAGCTGATTGACCAGATTAGAGTCTTAGATAATGATATGATACGATTGGAACAGAAACTTAAAACTATTTTACTCTTGAGAGGTAAGAAATGAAAGTAAGTCATCAAGGTTTAGAATTACTTGAAAGTTTTGAAGGGTGTGAGCTTAAAGCTTATAAGTGTCCAGCTGGTGTGTGGACTATTGGAGTAGGTTCTACGCATTATGCTAACGGTAGTAAAGTACTTCCTAATGATGTTTTAATAAGTAAAGAAGCTGCTTTAGAGCTTTTAGCTGACACTTTGGAAAACTTTGAAGAGAATGTAACTAGACACGTTAAAGTTATTATAACTCAACATGAGTTTGATGCTCTAGTTTCTTTATGCTATAATATTGGACCGACTAACTTTAATAGTTCAACTCTTTTGAAGCTTTTGAATGTAGGAGAGCCAGCAGAGATAGTTGCTAAACAGTTTGTTCGTTGGAATAAGGCTGGAGGAAAAGAACTAGCTGGGCTTACTCGTAGAAGACAGGCAGAAGCTAGACTTTTCCTTACTGGAAGCTTAGTTACTTAAATTCTTTGTCCTTGTACGTTGCCAGTATTTAAAGCTTTTTGTAAATCCCAACCTCGCTTTAATCTAGTTTGCAGCATACCATAAGGCAGTCCATTAGCTTCTGCTAGTTCTCTTATAGAACCACCTCGTTCTGAACTAGTTCTAGTATTATTGGACTGCTCTTTTGGAGTTGCCCATCTACAATTCTCTTTGCAGTAGTCTCCATTTACGTCAATTCTATCTAAAGATGTATTAGGAGGTCTTATACCCATATCAGCTAGAAAAATCTCAAAAGATTTAGACCATTCTGTACTCATTTTAATACCTCTACCTCCATAAGAGTTATATCTATCATTGTTAGGACTTTCACACCTATTCTTAGCGGCACTCCATGACCTATATTCCCTACTACCTGTCATTTTGTGAGTACCTTTAGTCTGACAAGAACAACTTTTACTTTTACCAGAGGTAAGATGGTCTATATAAACTAATTTCTCTTTAGAGCATATACATCTAGCTAACCATTTCTTCTCTTTAGAGTTGTACTCTAGTAGTGTCCAGTAATTAAATACTTGACCAGCAGTATATCTTTTTCTTTTAGGTTCTAATTGCATTTGGAAGCTCCACATTGTAAACAGGTTTGACAACCATCCATTAAAACTAAAGCTTTAGTACTACAAGCTGCGCATAAAGTAGCTGACTCTGGGAATTTACCGCCCGAACTGACCTCTTCCCGCTTCTCTTCAAGGAACTTTTCCAAGTTAGGGTCTAGTTCAACTACTAAACTGCCACTTGCTAGTAGGTGTTTCTCGATAGTATGTCCGATTTCAGCAACTATTGAGGGCATATAGACTCCGCCCTTCTTATAGTAACCGCCTTTAGGGTCGAATACGTTCTTCAACTCCTCAATAAGGAAGTGCGCATTACCTCCTTTACGCCAAACTGCGCTTATAAGTCTCGTAAGTGCAAGTACCCACTGGAAGTGTTCCATGTTCTTGGAGTTAATGAACATCTCGTAGGGATGTTTAGACTCGTCAGCTGTTCCTTGGTTTAGAATCATGTCATTAATAGTTATATACATGGCGTGTTCTGACTGGGGAGTTTTGATTTTATATGTAGTTCCTGCTAGAAAGTCGGGTCTGGAGATGAATTCGTTCATTACTTGAATAGTTGACTGCTCTGGAGAGCTAGTTGTAGGTTCAGTTTTGTCAACTACTTTGTAACCCGTTATCTTCTTCTCTATTTTCACGCTCATTTTCACTGTCCTCTTGTTTAACTTTAATGTCTTTAAGTTCTCTAGCTCTAAGTTTATCTAAATAGCTAAGTTCAGTTGGTTGTTGTGTGTCG